AAGAATAACTGCTCCCTCATGTTTCTTAAACTCATCCCACTTCTTTAACTTAAGAATTGCTATATCAACAATAGCATCGGTACTAATAACCTCAGCCTCATAACGAGTTTGGTCATTGGCTGACACAACAGTTAGTTTGCCATTGCCTTCAATAACATGATCATTCGTAACGATTAAGTTCTCGCCTATAATGAATCCAGTACCGATGCCCCCGTTTGTGGTATCAAGCTTATTTTCTATGAGTACTGTGCCTTTTTTAACTGTACGGACTACTTGTTCAGTGCTTTTTATAGAACCAAATGCCCCTGTATATAAGACAACAGTTGCAGTGAGGAAAGATATTATAATAATATACAGTATTATACATATATGATGTCTTATGGGAAAATCTTCTGTCTTCATGGCTGTTTTCCTTTCGGAGGTGGTGCCCCCTGTTCTACAATTTCCAGATCACCAGGTGTCTTTGGTTTGTAGGTGTCTTTTTGATTAGATAATAGTTTATTCATTATGTTATTCATGAGAACACCAATCTCACTCAAATCATCCATGCCTTGTTGACCTTCACCGCTGCCTTCTTTAGGCGGTATACCATTTATACGTACTTCTTTACCTTCAGCCATAGCCTGTTTTGCTTTTTCAAACTGGGCGGCACGGTTGTTCGAATACTCCACATAGAATGTCTTTGGTGCTATGCGTGGATATAAGTATTTATACGATTCGGGTTTTTCAGTCAAAAAGATTGATATATAAATGCCGCCTTTGTCTGTAGATGATGGATTAACAATCACAACAGACGCAAGAGTACCTTTGACTTCATTTGGCTCTTCTGCGGGCCATCCTTTTACACCATCAAGTGCGAAATATACACAATTAGCAAGAACGACAAACAACGCAATAGAAGCAAACTTCACAAGAGAGTTATTCCAATACAAGGATATTGCCATCACAGCAACAGCAAATAGCGCGAATACTAATAGAAATGTCTGTGTCATTGTAATCCTCTCTCGCCTCTAACAGAAACGAAATCGCTCATAGTGCGAATGATATTCTTTTGATCATCCATAACGAAGCGTATCGCAGTCTTTTCCTGCCACACAAAATTCATCTTCATGTGAATTGTCTTCTCGACCACAAGATTTGGATTGATCCTGATCACTTCAACAACTAAAGGAACTTCAATTGGTTCATCAACAGGTAGCCCCAAGTTGCTTTGAGAATTCAAGCATGAGTATAGATGTAAGTTCACAACATATTCACCAGGGAATGTACCGCGCAGTGTTATGTACTCTTTGTTATCTGGATCAATAACAACTTCTTCTCCATTGATATCGTATACGCTTCTACGCTTACCCATATCATCACGCTCGAAATACATTAGACCAGATTCTGGTATTTTGTACGATACGATATTGTTTAGTGGATCACGCACCCACAGATCAACGTCACAGTCAACAGCCTCAGGCCATTCCAATGTGATTATGTAGTCGGCATTTTTCTTAATGCCTTCGTTGTTCTTTGTGATTGGTGCTATGAGAAGAGTTGTGAGTATGAACAGGACAACTGTGCCTGTCAATAAATTGATCAGTAGGTCAATATATGCGGTACGAAAGTCAAACTTCTTATGGTTTGTCATCGTAGATCACCACATACAATAATGTCTTGGTGATCAGGCTTGATAGAATACCGACAGCATTAGTATATAACGCGATTCCCAATCCAACAGACATGTTAGCAAGCAATTTGGCCAGACTTGTCGCGTCGGTAACTGACGCCGATGTGATGCCTGACGATAAGAGGTAAATGAAGCCAATAACGGTACCTAACATACCGAGCGCCAACATCTGTTCGGAACCAAACCAAACAGCATCGATCAACTTTTTATTATCTCTTGTCTTGTTTGTGTATGCGATAAATCCAATCGCAGCAAGGGCTGTAATATACAACACCCCAAGCAAAGATGTGATCAGCGTCACATCATCGTGCCAAATCTTTTCGGTGATGCCAGCATATGTTGCCCAGTAAAAGGCAGTGGCGGAAGCAAGGACAGATACCCACCAAATGTATAAGGGTCTAACTAATTTCATACGAATATCCTTCTAATGATTTAATATTTAGACATTTGGTGGGCGTTAGGGTTAATCGCTCTTTGAAACGAACTCGTTTAGCTTCTTTGCTAATTCAATTACCTGACTTTCATCGAAGACTGGCACAGAGGGGAATAGAGGAAATTCCGCATCCCTGCCCTTGTCACGTAACATGCGAGCCTTTTCGCACTGTATTTGCCAGTCATTCTCAATGCGGATACGCTCATTCATATTCTTTTCGGAAAGAATAGACTGTGCCATAGCCAGAAGATCAAAACGCAGTTCGTAGGGTGTCTTTGTCATGTGTGTGTTTCCTTTGTTTATTGCAGAGTTAATGCGGCAACGGCAGCAGCGACATTAAGTCCTGTCTGACCCTGCACACTGAGAGGCTGAAGTGTAATGTTGTTATTCAGCCCACCTACGAGAGCGTTAGCTCCCAATCCAGCAACTACGGTAGCTTCGGCATTAACGCCAATGTAAGTACCAGAAAGATCGGCACCAGAACCGGTTGGCGACATTACGATCCATGCGATGACCTTATTGTCGGTATATCCAATGTCAACACCAATCTTGGTGATGTTGCCCTTATACTGAGTCTTCTTTCCATTAGAAGCAGTAAATACGCAATCAACCTTCTTGCTTGAGCCAATAACCCAACCCCAGCCAGAATGTACCTTGCATGAAAGAACACCAGTCTTAAGTTCAGCAGCATTAGCAGATGAGGTTGCAGCGAATAGACCCAGTGAAATTAGGGCCGCAGTGAAAAACTTCTTCATTATTATATTCTCCGTTATGTTAAATGGTGGAGGGATTCTGTTTCCAAGCTCCCTCCGGGCTCATGTTAGGCTGCGAGAGCCATACGAGGTGCAAAGTTATCGTTTGCAACTATTGTTTTGCGCTTGAAGTAGTCGCCTACTATTATCTCCAGTTACCTATTTCACTCTTGTCGATCCTATTTCGCCCCCATCAAAGACACACGAAGACGATTTGCCGAAGCATTCTTACCCATCTTAAGGAACAGCTCCGTGTGTCTTTGGTGGAGGCGCGGGGTACTGCCCCCCGGTCCAAGTAGTCTTTCAGTTTCCTTCATCGATAATATTTGCGAATGAATAGTGGTCCAAAGCGATAGCATATGTAAGCCAAACGGTGTTCTTTACACACAGCCCAATACTTTATATCCCATATCCAATCAATTGTGTACATTATATATCTTACTTTCTCTTTCGCGTTGCTTTCTTCACGGGACCATCATCATACGGTGTCCAACGCTTTACAGTACCATCATCCTGAAGTTTGATAAGTCTCTCACGCTCTAAGGCCTGAATCGTTACAGTAGCACCAAGAATAAATCCTGTGCGCCTGCTATAGAAAGCGCATATGCCAAAAGAAAGTACCAGAAGAACGATCATCCAAGTTTCAAGGTACATTATAGTTTTTCCTGTTTATAGAGATGAATCTTTTCCAGTAGACTTTCGATATACTGGTTCTTGTCACGTATGAAGACTTGTGGGTGTTCCATGAAATCAACAGATACAAGAATAACAATTTGATCTATGGGTTCACCCACAAGTTCTTCATACATTAGAGCATACGCAGTACATTGCTCAAAGTAATTTTCTATCCACTCTTCCTTCTTTTCTTTTCTGGAAGTTTTGAAGTCGATGATTGAGAGTGTCTTTCCAAACTCGGCGATAACATCTGTTCTTCCAGCAACGCCAAGCTTCTCACTGTATAGCGGACTCTCAATATAGCGTATATTGTCGATCAAGTCAAGTGTTTCTTTCATATCGTTGAAAGATTGTTTCATGTCAGGCATTACACCATCCAAGAATCCATCTTCACCACGAATGTAACTTTCCATCATATTATGGAACTTAGTTCCACGCAGGGACGCGCGTGTAGAAACTCTATCAGCTTCCTCATGACCAACGCGATTGCGCCACTCGATCATAGCCTTCTTTTTGAAATGCCCGAGGACAGTTGTGACAGATGGAAGTTTCACACCGTTGGGAGAGATATAAAACCTCTCTCCAGTGCTTTCATCCACCTCAAGCTGTTTAAGCTCGGGCATTCCTTCGACAAAATTAAATTTCTTCATAAACCCATTGCATCTTTCTGTATTATATATGACTTCACCAAACCAGAGCGAACAATATCTTCCTTCATGAATTCCACATGCTCAAATGTATTGATACGCTTTGTAATGGCCATCAACTGTGTGATGCCTTCTTGTTCGTGTCTCTTTAGTAAGTCTGTCTGTCTAAAGTCGCCGCAAACGATGATACGAGATTCATCACCCATGCGTGTCATTACTGTGTCTGCTTCTTGAAAAGTCAAGTTCTGGCTTTCGTCCAATATTACAATCGCTTTGTTGAATGTGATACCACGCAAGAATGAAGTGGTTGTGAACTGGACAATTCCCTTCATCTTGAGTATATCGTAACCATCACCTCTTCCAAACAAACTATCGCAAATCTCACGATATGGTTCTTCATAGACAGCGGCTTTTTCTTTCATTGAACCTGGAAGAAATCCCATATCTCTGGAAGGTACAACCGAGCGAACAATGATTATTTTATTATATATTGAGTTGCCTGTCAAGATTTCATTTAGAGCAAGATACAAAGCACAGAATGTTTTTCCTGTTCCAGCAAAACCATGTAGCATTAGATGATAGCCTTGTCGATATGAACTGAACGCTTTCTCCTGATTTGATGTGAGAGGCTTGATTGTTCTCAATTCGAAATGAGCAGCCTGCTTCTGTTGTGCTTCTGGTTGTGGTTGTTTCTTGTTCTTAGGCTTTCTAGACATGTTGTCTCCTTTAAAAACAAAAGGGAGCGGATCACCTGAATGATTGCTCCCTTTCAAAAATAGTAGTCTTCTTCTGGATTTCATATTTCTTTTGGAATTGTATAACGTCTTTCAACTGCACCGCCTAAAGGATTGTTTTCTTTAACGCGGCCCAAAACATACTTAGAGAAATCTGATGGTGGTCTAGTGACGCCCATTCGAACTGAATCGCCTAGATTGATTCTGAACGTCTGATTGACCTTAGGGTTGTTGGTAAGGAATTCATTGAGTTGATCATATGTCATTTCCAACTCAAATTCGTCGCCAGTATCTTGGTCTTCGAAACTGTAAATCATGCTACTATTTATAAATCCTTCATTCTAAAAATCGTTATTAGCGGTCACATATTCTTTTATAATAGTGAAAAAGTTGCCAAACAAGAATCCAATAGATATGCCCGACCACTCTCGTAGAGTATCAGGCAATGGTGTATTAGGATATACTGTTTGGAGATATACAGAAGCAGATACAATAGAGAGTATCAGTAAGACAGATAGAATCCATCCGCTGATTAAAATGCCTGTGACAAGATTTTTAGTTCTTGAGCTTGGTTTTGTGTTACTTGGTTGTTCTGTCATCTTGTCTGTATTTAGCAAACGTCATTTGTCTTCTGTGCGAAACTCATCCAAATATTCCAATTGATAACGAAGATAGTCCTGTGTCTTTTTTACACCATATCGACCAATATAATGAGCAATGGCTTCTTCAAGAAATATAAGGGCCCGACGATCCAGAAATTTTTCTGTAGCATCTAGACCCCTATTGTTAAGTTCTTCATACATCACGAACCTTCCATACTGATTGTTCGTTCGGTTCGTTCATATACCTGAGTCCAACCCACACCATGTGCTGGTACAACCTCGATGTACTGAGGAAGACCATTTCGATCTTTCTCTCCATATCCATGCCATGCAAACCAAGTGTCTGGAAATTCTTCAACAAACATTCTACGAATAACCATAGCTTGTTTGTCACACTTTTCTTTCAACCGCTCGTTTTCCATAGAGACATTTATCTTGTCTTCATCTTCCGCGTACCGCATGGTCTGAATGATATTATTCAGCCGTTCGATTTCGGCCTGTTGTTCAGCAATCACATGATCATTTGATGTGATGACCTCATCCTTATCAGCGATTTGATCCTTCAACTCCGATATATAGAGTTTATGAAATGTGTCATGGAAACTCTCATAGATGTCCTTGCGTATTGTTTCATAGTCAGTCATTGATCCACTCCGGTGTTTCACGCTTTGTCCATTTGTGCATCCTTGCCTTAGCCACACGATAGTAGTTGCGATAGGATGCGACAGAATCGTTTGGCACTTTGTATTCGTCAGGCATTGCTGGTGTTACAGGTGTTAGATAGAACACGCGAATGTTATGAGGTGTTCTCAT